TGAGCCTACTGAGCCTACTGGTCCTAGCGGGCCTACTGGGCCTACTGGTCCTAGTGGTCCTAGCGGGCCTAGCGGGCCTAGCGGGCCTAGCGACGACGGTGATGGTGATGGCGACGGCGACGGCATTGGAATCGGTACTGGCTTAATGGCCGCTGCGGCAGCAAGCGGTGAGTTTGAGCCGCAATGGCGCGAGCTGTTTAAGTACACAACCCTTACGCCTTACCAAAAGAAAGCGCTGGCGCCTTATGTTGATTACATTAAACAAGCGCGTGGCATGACCGAACGAGGAATGTTATCATGACGTATTTAGAAGCAGTGAATCAAGTGCTGCTACGCTTGCGTGAAGACTCCGTAAGCGACGTAACGGGTCTTGATGATCCCGTAGCGGAGATGGTCGTAGCGCTTGTTAATGATGCTAAGCAAATTGTTGAAGATGCACACACGTGGAATGCGCTGCGCTCTGACTGGGCCATTGCAACCACCGCTGGCGACAACCTGTATAGCTTGACAAATGCCGGAAATTATGGTAAGATAGAGTATATCGTTAAGGACGATGGAACAGAGCTTACGGAAGAAACGCTGTACAGCTTGCGCAAACGGCAAGCCGCTTCGCCTGCTGACAACAAACCAAAATATTATGCTGTTAACGGCACTGACGCTAGCGGCGACATTCAACTACAACTGTTCCCGCAACCTGACGCCGTATACAACTACACCGTATATGGCTTTAAGCGTCAAGCTGAGCTAAGCGCTGCTGCTGACGTTCTTCTTGTGCCCTCTAAGCCCGTTGTGTACTTTGCGCTAGCTATGGCGGCACGCGAGCGTGGCGAAGTTGGCGGTCAAACGGCAGCAGAACTCTTCACCTTGGCTAATGTGTATTTGTCAGACGCCATTGCGTGGGATGCTTCGCTTAACGATCTTGACAATATCTGGATGACTGTGTAATGGCGCAACAGCAACAGAACATTACGGTTAGCGCTCCGGGGTTTCAAGGGCTGAACACGGAAGACTCTCCGCTTCAGCAAGACCCCGGCTTCTGCTCTGTGGCCGACAATGCTGTTGTAGATAAGTTTGGTCGTATTGGTTCGCGCAAAGCTTGGACTGAGTACACGACAGGTATTAACGTTACGTACACTCCCGCTGTTGGTGTAGCTACTACGCAAGTTAAAACGCACCGCTTAGGTCAAGGTAACATTAGCGGTACTATTTACGTGCTAGCTACTGTTAGTGTTGTACAGTTTGACGCAGCGGGCGCTACGCTACAAAGCGACTACTTTATTTGCAAGCTTACCGAGTCTGCCGGTTCTGTGTATGAGCTGGACGAAGTAAGCTACCCAGCGCTTGTTGATAGCAGCAAGCTTACTGACGCTAAGATTGTTGGCTTTAACAACAGGCTGTATATCTTTACAGCGGGCAATGAAGCGCTTGTATATGACGGCAGTACGATTGCCAAGCTGTTTACCGGAACGGCAGACGTTGACTACATTGTGCCCCAAGATGACACTGGCGTTATTGCTAGCGTCATCAACGGAGATGTAGCCACTGCTGCGTATGGCCGCTTGTGGGTGAGTGGCGTAGACGGCGACTACCAAACGATTTACTACAGCGACTTGCTTAACTCTACGCAGTGGTACGATGGGCGCGCTGTGCCTGCTGATGCACAAAACACTGCTGGTGTTCTTAACGTCAACGAATACTGGCCTACGGGTATTGACCGTATCGTCGGCATTGTGGCGCACAACAACGCGTTGTTCGTCATGGGCAGGCAGTCTATCCTTGTGTACAACAACGCTGCTACGGGCGATCCTGCGGGCGCTGACGGCATCTTCTTGGCTGACGCAATCACAAGCATTGGTTGTGTAAACCGTGACGCTATCGCTGGCGTAGGCTCTGACGTACTATTTGTTGACGACTCTGGCGTACGCTCTTTGGGCCGTACAATCCAAGAAAAGTCCGTACCGCTTGGTGACTTGACGGCTAACATCCGCCGCGACATCAGCGACGTTATTGCCGAAACGGAAGATAAGACAACCATCTCGCTATCTTACTGGCCTGACGAAAACATTGCAGTTGTTAACTTCAGCGAAAGCTTACAAGCCTACGCTATTGAGATGCGTTCTCCTAGCGTTACTGGCGGCAATAAGGTAACGCGCTGGACCGATACGGCATGGGAGCGTGCGCTTTATTATGAAACAGCTAACGAAGCGCGTGTGTTCCTTAGCAGCAGCGTAAGCGGCTACGGCTTATTCTTATACGAGAATGGCGTAAACTATAACGACGAAGCTTTTGAGTTTAAGTACGAGTCTAACTCGTTTACGTTCGGCCAGCCTGCTAACCTTAAGATGCTAAAGCAGATTGACTTTACTGTTGTAACTACGCAGGCCGATGCGCAAGCGTATGCAGGCTGGGGCTATGCTGGACGCTTAGACTACTCTAAAGCTTTAACGCTAGCCGCTCAGGCCCCTGCGCTTTACAACGTGTCGTACTTTAATCAAGGCGCAGAGTACGGTCCTGGCCTATCTACCATCCGCCGCTATCGGGTTAACACTAAAGGAAACGGTGAATCTGTGATTATTGGACTACGAGCAAACATTAATGGGACTACTTGTAGTCTTCAAGAAATCAACGTACAGACCCTCATCGGGAGGATTATCTAAATGAGTCTTTTTAATCTGCTTGGCGCGGGCGGAGCGCTCGCTGCGGGCCTTGATATTTCAGAAGATATTCGTAGAAGCGGACAGCAAGGCGCTGAGGCTATGCGTGCGCTTGGCGAGCGCATGGGCGAAGAGACTGCCTTCCGTGGCTATGGGGTACAGACGGGCCTAGGACGCTCTCAGATTGACCCTACAGGAAGTTTGAACGTAGGCGTAGGGGCGGAGCAGGGTCTTATGGGCGGCGGTATGGGCATGTATGGGCAGGCTCAGACGGCCCTTGAAGGAGCCCTTGGCGACACCGCAGCGCGTGAGCAAGCAATCTTTGAGCGCGCTATGGCTATGCAGAACCCAGCGCTAGATCGCGCACAGGCTGCACAGCAAGCCCGTGAGTTTGCTATGGGCCGTGGCGGTGTACGTGGCTCACAGTTTGGTGGCACCGCTGAGGATGCGGCTATGGCCCGTGCACGTGCTGAAGCAGCTAATACGGCAGCGTTTCAAGCGATGGGGCAGGCGCAGCAGGAAGCCATGAACCGTGCACAAATGGGTAACATTGCTGGGCAGCTTGGGTTACAAGGCTACGGCACTTCGTTTATGCCCTTACAGCAACAGCTTAACGCCCTGCAAGTTGGTCAGCAAGCGGCTAACATGGCGCAGACTGGGCAGCTCACTGGCGCTGGCTACCTTGCACAGCTTGGCCTTGGCGGCTTGCAGTCTCAGATTAACGCTGACTTGGCCGCTGCGCAGCTCTACGGTAACTTAGTAGGCGCAGGTACGAAAGCGCTTGGCGGAATCTCTGGCAGTGGCGGTAGCATTTGGCAAGACGTTAAGCAACTGTTAGGTCTTTAAGGAGCGACATCATGGCAGGTAGAGACGTAAGCGCCAACCTTGGCGGGATGTTGTCGCAGATTGGAAGCGCTTTTGGTGCAGCAGGAAGGACTGCTGGTCAGGGCCTTATGCAGCCTATTACGACGGCGTTTCGCCCCGATCTAGACCCTAAGAGCGTTGAGTCTTTGCAGCGCCAAGCAGCGTTTCAGGGGCGTATCGGTGACACGGAGCAAGCGCGGCTGTACACCAGCCAAGCGCTGGCGCTAGAGGAGCGCAACAGGGCTGAAGAAGAAAAGCAGCGTAAGCTAGCTGAAGGGCAAGAGCGCGTAAAAGCACTTAACGCTTTCCGTAATGCCGTTGCTTCCGGCGACGCAAACGCCATTGCTACGGCACGTGCTAATCTTGAAGCGGTTGGACAGACTCAAGGAACGTCACTGCTTCCGCAAGCGGCTGCTATTGAGTCTAACGAGCGTCAAACAAAAGCAGCAGCAGCCACGGCAGCAGCAGCGGAAGAAGCGCGTCGTTTAGACAACTTAGAAGCTGGTATGCGTGCTGCATTTAATGCTGTAGATAGTATTGAGCAAGCAGATGTTCTTCTTAAGAACGCGCCGCCAAAGGTTTCTGAGCAAGCCGCTGCTGCACACAAACAAGTGGTTGATCGTATTACTAGTCAGCAAAAACGTGCTGAAGAAGAGCGCAATCTTAGTGTAGTTCTTCCGCCTTCGTTTGAAATGGTAGAGCAGGAAGGTAAGCTTGTTATTCCCAGCATTGCCAATCTTGACGAGCCTGTACGGAATCAGTTAAATAGCATGGCGCAGCGCTTGGATGCTGATATTAAAGCAGCAAACGAAGCCGCTGCAAACGGAAAATCTATTATTCCGCAAGCTACTCGCGAGGCTTTGCGCCGCCGCCGTAATAACTTAGAAACAGAAGTAAGCAAAGCTGTTCTTGAGCAGGCCGGTAATGAAGCAAAAGCAAAGCGACAAGAGCAAGTTGCTTTTAGGCAAAAGGCTCAAAACGAGCTTGTTAGAAATTATTCAGACACAGACTCCGAAGAAGCGCAAAAAGATTTAGAAGCGCAGGGCTACACTGTTACCTTAACGGAAGCAGAAAACTACTTGCGTCAAGAAGCAATTAATCGTTTGTTTAAGACCGCCCCGAGCGTTGATGACGATGGAGTAGTTGATTTAGATGCGCTACAGGCTGGCGAAGAGCCTAAGCAAGGCGTTGCCGTGCCTCCTGAGTTCCAGATCTTTACGCTGCCAGAGAAAGACGAGCGCGGAAACTTTGAAAAAGCTCTTGATCTGGCAGAATCAGGCGTAGAGCTTTTCACTGACCTTTTTACGCCTAAAGCTGCTATTAACCAGCTAACCGAGGACTAAACGTGCCTGAGTATCGCATAAAGAAAAACGGCAAGGTTTATAAAGTAACTACCGACACGCAGCAAGAAGCCATTGACCGCGTTCTTGCGCATGTTGGTGAAAAGCCCGCTGCGCCAGCAGAGCCGGAAGGCCCTGCGCCGCTGCCTAGCGCTGTGGCCACTGCGCAGGAGACGTTTGAGCGGTTGGCTAGCAGAGCAGCCCCGGCTATTAAGCCACTAGAAAGCGGCGTGCTTGCTACCATTGGCGACTACTTGCTTGAAGACCGTCCTAGCGAAATGGATGCTGTTCAGCGCGCTTTGCAAAGCCTACAGCTTGGTCAAGGGCTGGGCGAATACTTACAAACTACCGGCACTGGGCAGCCCACCACGCTTGGGCAAGACGTAATGGCAGCGCTGGATGTATTTGACGTGGCCGGAGCCGCGCCTGGGCTTGGTAAGGGAGTGGTTGCTGGAGCGCGTGCAGCTACTGATACGGCACGGCGCGCTGCCGGTATGGTTAGTGACCTAGAGCCGCTGTCTATGGCGCGTATTAAAAGCCCTGTGCTGCCCGAAGACGCAACAGAAGCGCTGGTAGCTTTTGATCGGCAGGTTACAGAGCGCGTTAAGCAGTCTCCGTTTGTAGATAATAAAGAACAATTTGGTTGGGTGCAAAACTGGGGCACGGGGGTTACTGACGCTGTTCGCCAAAAGATTAGCCCAGAGGCAGGCGCTAAACTACAGGTGGCTGACGAAACGGCAATGCGTCAAAACACCCTTGACTCGCAAGAGTTTGTTGAAACAAAAGCTATGCGCCGTGTTGCTAATCTATTTGACACGGACGATAAGTTTGCAGGCATGGTTCTTGACTTTGCGCAAGGCGCTGAAAGCAAAGAAGCTATTGAAAAGTACATTGAACAAAAGATTGATAGGCGCCTTCGTAATCGGGCTTTTCGTTTTGATAGTAGCGTAGACGCTTTCAATAACTATATGGAGTGGTCTGCAAAGAACAACAATAATTGGAACGTAAAAGCAGGGGAGTATCGTGGCGGTGCGCCTTTGTCTCAAATGGATATGTTTCCAAGAACAGGTGAAGAGTATTATTTGCATACGCAAAAAGTAGGGGGGCTTAGCAAGTCTGACAGAATTCAGCCAGTTAATAAGCTAAATGAAAAAGATGTAATTAACTTTGAAGATGACGAGTACAACTTAGCTGTTGATTTGGCCTCCAAAGAGCGTACTCGTGAAATTATTAAAGAAGGCGGAAAAGTAAACGTCAGAGAATACGCAAATCCTTTTGTGTCCAACTCCAATCGTATTTTTAACAATAACCGCGTTTTAGCTATTCAAGAACAGTTTGGCCTTCCTAATGTTAATACAGGCGCTGAGGGCGTTATGCGCGCTCTTGAAAACAACGCTAAGCAACGAGGGCTGGGCGAAACAAGCTCTCGTATGTTGCGTAATGCTACCGCCACTTTACTAAAAGGCCAGAACAGAGCAGCCTCTGCGGGCTGGCGCGCACTTCAAAGCAGCGGATATTCTGTACTTTCTGGTCCCATGACCGCCGTTCTAAACATGCACGATCTTTCCGTTGCTATGTGGAATAATGGCGTTAAGTCTTCTCTTGGGTTGTTTAATCCGCGTTTAAAAAGCGCTGCAAGTCTAAAGCGTCTTGGCCTTACGCAGCAAAACGTAGGCGAGTGGTTTCAACGCGTGCGTAAAGAAGGCGCCAAAGAAACCGGCGCAGAAAAAGCAGAAAAATGGGCAAACAGGTTTCGCGACGTTACCATGAACTTCGGTTTTAAGCAGCTAGACGCTCTAGCTAAGCATGGTGTTGTGCGTATGGTTGCACAAGATACGCTTAACCGTGCACGTCGCGGGACGCTACGCGAGCGGTGGGCTGGCTATCTTGAGCCGGCTGACTTAGCACGTCTTGAAGGAGCGCTTAAGCGTACGAACGGTGACGTTCGCAAGATGAACGCTAAAGAGGCTAAGCTATACGATCAGATTTTAACGGCAGGGCTTGGACAGCAGCAGCTTATTTCTGCTGGTGGTCGTCCCATGGTGTGGCTAGAAAACCCCAATCTTCGCCCCATGTGGATGATGCGCGGGTTTGCTATCAAGCACAACGCTTTGCTGTCTGATCGTATTGCTAAGAAGCTCAGAGCCGGGGACAAAGCAGGCGCTGCCAAAGAAGCTACGCTGTACTTGGCTCTTCCTGGCGCAGCTTATGCAGGGCTTAACGTGGGTCGTAGGGCTATGTTTAAGGAAGACTACGAGCCTACTGAAGAAGAAGTAATGTATTCTTTAGCAGATTCTGTATTAGGACCGCTTAGCCTTAACAGCATGAGTGTCGGCTCGCAATACGAGCGTTCATTATGGGAGCGTGGAGACGTTGCTCAGATTGTAGCTAACGGCTTGCTTCCGCCCCTTGGCCTTTACGGCGACGTTGCTGGTGGCGTTATGAAAGCAATCGCTAAAGGTGACGTTGAGGAAGTGGCCGATATTGTTGCTGAAAGCCCCTTCTATAAACAATGGTCTAACTTCTTCGATAACATCGACTAAAGCGTAGCGCCCGCTGAGCAGCCACTCGGCGGGCGCCTTGCCTCTCTACAGGTCCTCCTCTTTCACGAATATGCCATTACGCATCTTACCCTTACGGTCCTTGATTTTCTTGTAGCTAACCTCCAGCGCTTGGCGTAGCGTAAAGCCGTTGCGCGTTGCAATGTTAATCAACACAACCAGCACGTCCCCCATCTCGTCCCGAAGATCGAAGCCGTCGTGCACGTCTTGATCTAACTCGTTCACCTCCTCTAGCAGCTTGTGCATTTGAGCAGCGTCCGTGCTGCCTTCGATTAGGTTGCGGTCTTCGTGCCAGTCAGCGACTAGCTGTTCAAGTTCTGCAAAGCTCACTTCGTTAACTCCCTGGCCCATACGCGTTCGTTGATGTGGCTATTGTAGCAGTGGTTAGGGTCGAACCAGAAGAGGTCGTCCAGTGCGTCTTCCGCTTTGGTCCAGCCCTCGCGGTGGCAGCGCCCCGATACGGACTCATACGGCAGCCCGTTCAGGAACACTACGTTAGCGAGTACAGACAAGGCGTGGAAGATGCGGTGTAGGTAGTCCTTCACGGCCCGTACCTCCACTCAAGCAGCATCTCCAAGTAGTGAATAGCTTTACGCAGGTCTTCAGCGCCGCCCTTGTCTGCGTGGCGCGTGACGTACTTGATGACGTTGCCTTCCATGTAGCCCAGCCCGTTCTTGTAGATGTACTCAATAGGCTGAATAGGTAGCTGGTAGTGACTCCCGCCTTCTTGCCGATTAGTAGCTTCAGTGCATCGGGCCTTCGTAGTCTTCTTCTGCATGTCCCATAGCTCCAGTTAGTAGGTTGTACTTGCCCAAGTCGAGCAGCATGTTAACGGTGTCGGGGTGTAGGCCGTTAGAGGCTAGCACAAACTCCCGGTCTTCGATGAAGATAACGCAAGCAGCCTCTACGGCTACCTCTGGATTCTCTTCTTCAAAGTTGCCAAGTGCTTCGCGTAGCTTGAACAGCATGTCACGCACCGTAATGCGATCTTCCTGCTTCTTCTTCCCGAAGCCTCCTTCGATTACCTTTGCCATATCAATCGTTCCAGTCGTCGAACAGCTCTAAGTGCTTCTCAAAGCGTTCTCGGTTGTCAAGGATGTGGCTACGTAGTAGGTCCACCAAATCGTATGTGTCAATGTCGCACAGGTCAACAACCTCCCACGGGTCACAGTGTTTCATTACGGCTTCAATGAGCGGGTCTTCGTAAAGGGGCACGTCAAACCCTCCGAATCTTAGAGCCAAGGTCCATCGGCTCAGCGTACGGCGTACCGTCAATGACCACGCCGCACCCGATGATGGGCTTGAGCTTGAAGTGTCGCCCATAGGCAAAGGCGAGGTGCTTCTGGTTTACGCCGCAGCCTACCGCCATGCCCCATACCAGCTCCCTGTCGCTAGCCGTGTAGCTCACGCCAAGGTTGCTGTGGTTGTGGCCCGATACGGTGCACTGCATGCGCTGCTTGGCGTCGTTACGGAAGCCGTTCACGCCGTTAGCGGTTTCACCGTGATGGTACAGCACGCCATCAATCTCAATCTGCTCCGCCACCTTCCATCCCTCGGGCATCTCAAGCAGCTCTTCAATGGGCCGCATGTAGATGGAAGGCTCCATGCCCAGCTTGCGTAGCTGCCGTGCCGGGATGCGGTCGTGGTTGCCCAGGATTAGCGTGACGTTAGGGAACGCATCGTACCAGCGCTTCGCCCGCTCAAGCGCAGACTCATACTCCCCGTGTACGTTGTGCAGCAGCGGCTCGCTGTCGTGGAAGCTGAGGCTGTGGTTGTCAATGAAGTCACCGATGTGTACCACAGTGTCCACATTCCACAGATCAAACTGCTCCTGACAGAACTCCAAGTAGCCGTCTAGTTCATAGGGCAGGTGTGTGTCTCCGATGATTCCTACACGTGCCATGTCACTTACTCCTTTTCTTTGCGTCGCGTTCTTCGTTAGTCTTGATTTGGTGGCAGTCTTTACACAGCACTTGGAATCCGTCAGCTTCACAGAACATCCTCTCTACGAAGCCGGGGAGGTCGTCGTAGTTCCGTAACGACCCGCACTGTACAATATGATCTACTTCCACCTGCCGTGACCCAAACCAGCCGTTGCAGTGTGCGCATACGTAGGTGTTGTATGCTACCTTAGCGGCTTGCTTGGCGCTGTGCTTCGGGCCCCAGCGTTGGAAAGCAGAACGGAGGGCGCTACGGATAAAACCAAAGTAGCGTGCCTCCGTCCACTTCCCGTCGTTACGCGTCCTTGCTACCCTCTTAGTCATCCAGCGTTTCCAATATGATTCTAATGCGGTGGCGGTCCTTAAGCCACATTTTGATCATACGCATTAGTGGTTTAAGCTGCTGTGGGTATGTAAGCACATGCTCTACGCGCCCTGCGGGAACTCCCACAGCTCCCCCTCTCGCCTGCGAATCCATAGCTGTCTCCCTTGCCGTAGTAGCCAGTCGTCTAGTATCGCCTCCTTCTCGTCAACGCACATGCCAACCTTGTCGAATGCTTCAGAGTATACGTTGCGCACATACTGATACATTTCGGCAGCATCATACATGTCTTCGATTGGATCAAGGATTGAGCGCATAGCTTTCTGGCCCAAGCGCTTGAACAATCCGGGGATGTTGTCGGTTGCGTCTCCTGTGATTAGCTGCTTGTAAAAGAAGCGGTCTGCATCTTCGGGTGACACGTTGAATAACTCCCTGCGTCGCCAGTTCCAGTGCCAGCCAGGAACGCCATACAGGTCTTTGTCTAGCGTTGCGATGCCGTGGCCGTGCTGACACGCCATATAGCCAAGCTTGTCGTCTGCCTCCTCGCCTTCCACAACCTCAGCGCCCAAGGTGTCGATCATGTACTCCTTGAGCGCTGAGAAGTGTTGCGGCTTGTCGGACTTACGGTTTCCTTTGTACGGGTAGGTGTCACAGGCGTAGTCGTGACGGTAGTTCCCCTTCCCGGTTAGGTAGATTTCGACGCCCTCCGCCTGCAATTCGACCATGATCGTTTCACAAACGGAGCGCACCGAACGACACGCAAAGGCAATGGGGTCATCCTTGGCGGCGAACGCCACGCTGTACAGAATGATGTCGCCGTCCAGACCCCAGCGCATTACAACACCTCTTCCAAAGCGCTTTCGTCTAAGCTGACTTCAGGCTTAGCCAGCTCTTCGATAGACATGCTAACTAGCGAAGGTCGAGTCACGCCGTCACGTGCCTTGTATGCCTTGATCCTAGCGCGCACTACGGTACCATACCCGATCTCGCGGGGGCTGCCCTCAAAGGGCGTCTTGCCGTCGTCTTCAAACAAGATGTTAAACTTGCCGCTGTTATCAATAGGGTACTGCGACTTGCACTCAATGAACCGACCGCGTGCGTACTTATCGTCAGGCTTTTGCTTAGTCTCCACGCCTAGCTCTTCTAGCCGCTCAACAGCACGGTCGCTAAGGTTGGTGAGCTGCACACCATACTTGCCGGTGGGTGCTTTATTGAAAACAATCTGGTCCACCAAGGACGGAAAGCTAACGGTAGCGCGAAGTTGAACGATTTGGTTTTCCATGTTTAGTTCCTTGTTAGTTGTGTGGCCGGTGTTGACCACTGATATTATCTTCTCATACTTTGCTTTGTTTGTCAAGCGTTATGCGACCCTACCATGGTTAACATGAAAGCCGTACTTAACGTCTGCCGCAGCGCGGGCCGCTACTGCGTCTTCTTTGTTTTTAAAACCGCCTAAATAAAACCATTTTTTATTTGCGTATATGCGTGCCATCCAGCGCTTTGCTTTTTTGTTAAAGTAAACACCGACGTATCCTGATGTGTTGTTTTTACGAAGCGCTGCATTTTTAGAATTAGTAGCGCTATCCACCATACGAAGATTACTTATTCGGTTGTCGGACCTATTGCCGTTAATGTGGTCGATTTCAAACATCCCCGCGTCCCAGCCAGTTGCCATTTTGTAGCAAACACGATGCGCTCTGTAACGTACGTTATCAATACAAACAATAACGTATCCAACAGAATTGTCTACGATTCCAGCAACGTCTCCAGCTTTAGCAGTGCCTCTTCGATTGACTTTCCAGCGCAACTGTCCGGTTTGTGGGTTATAGGCCAGAAGCTCATTAAGCCTTTGGCTAGACGGCAGCATTTTAATTTTACGGTTCATCAGTGAGTCTCGCTCCAGTTGTCTCCAATTTTGTACTCGCCGTCCAGCGGACAGCGCAACTCTAGCGTACGTCCTGCCTCCCTTATCGCGTTACGGAACACTGCGCCTACACGCTGCGCATACTCTTCAGGCACCTCTACCTGAAACTCATCGTGCACCTGCGCTACCAACTTGTACGGGTAGCGGTAGGTTGCTAGCTTTTGCGTAGCAATCACAAGCGCTTGCTTCATGACGATAGCACCGGCGGATTGCAGCAAGGTGTTGAGTGCTGCATGTTCGCTGCGTATCAGCACACGGCGCCCGTCAAGTCCCGGTAAGCTACCCCCAAGCCCATGCCTAGCCACCTTGTTGATTAGCTTCAGGAGGGCAGGTAGGCTGTCTAGGAAGCGCTGCTTAAGCTGTGCGCCCTTGCGTGACGAGCCGCCCACAATGCTCCCGATCTTGGCATCACCGGCACCGTACAGGAACGCATAGATAAACGTCTTGGCCTGCGCTCTGGTCTCTAAGCCAGCGGCCTCTTGATTGTAGGTGTGGATGTCGCCGTTAAGGATAAGGTCCGTGTACTCTTCATCGTTCATGTAGTGGGCTAACATGCGTAGCTCAAGGCCAGAGGCGTCAATACCGACAAGCTTGCTGCCCTCAGGCACAACGAAGCATTGGCGGTACAGAGAGTCGCTGGGTATCTGTGCCATGTTAGGGCTGCTGTGCGTCATTCGGCCCGTCACGGCACCGCAGGTGTTCACATAGCCGTGGATGCGGCCATCGTCCTGCACAGCATCAAGCCAAGACTTGAGCATGGCGTAGCGCTTCTGCAGCGTAAGGTACTCAAGGACCAGCATAGCTTCCGGTACGTGTTCATTCTGCTTGAGCGTAGTCTCGTCCACCTTGGGCTTACCGCTGGGCGTGGTGTCTTTCCACACGGCGCCTTTGGCAGACAAGCGCTCCGCTATTTGGGGGCGTGAGCCTACGTTGAACGATGTCACCTTGTCCTTCAGACGCTTGCCGGTCTTCTCAGACCAACGCTCCTCCACGATGGGCGGGAAGATAGCCTGTAACTCCTCTTCGATTTCACGCATGCGCTGCTCATGTTCACAGTAAAGGTTGCAGGCTGTGTTGAAGTCGAAGGCGAATCCGTTAGCGACTTGCTGCTCCGTAGCCTTAGCGACAGCATGCTCAAGGTCACGGGACTGCTGGCTGAAGCCTTGCTCGTTAAGCTGGGAGTTGATGTGTTCATACACGTCCCAGTTAGCGCGGCAGTCTTGCAGGCAGTAGTGGATCATACTGTCCGTCAGGCCCTTGTCGAAGTCAGCTAAGTCAAACTCTTCCTTGAGTTCTTTACCGACACGCAGCGCCCAGTCCTTGAGCTTGTGTCCGCCCTCAATGGCGGGGTTGAGGAGACGGCCCAGGACTAGAGTGTCCTGAACCGCCCCGCTCCACTTCCAGCCCCAGACGCGCTCTAGGACCGGAAGGTCGAAGGCCACTAGGTTGTGACCGATGATGGTGTCAACTCCGCGTAGAGCGTCCCATAATGCGGATGACGTGGTGCAGGACACGGCTTCGTTCCGATCGGGTAGGTACACGCCCGCCATCCAGATCATGTCGTGGGCTAGGTTCGTTTCGATGTCCAATACTGCTTTCATTTCGATAACCCCCTAGCCTACTAAACTCTTCCTGTTCTTGCAGTGCGATTACGTAGTCACCCATTCGACTCATAGTATGCTCCTTTACGCTAGCGTTACGTAAGCGCTACGGCCTAACTACTTACGGCTTAAGCTGTATTAGGTTTGCCGTAACGCTACATAACGGTTTTATCTTACCATACGGAGCGGGGGTGTGTCAAGCCCCAGAGCCTACAACTTCACAAACACCGCCAGTGCAAGCAAGCTCTTGGCTTCCGGTGGTGGTGTCGCCACGCTCAAAGGCAGGCAGAGCAGCCCAGTCAATCTCAGGCATGTGAGCTGACAGCTCCTTGTACTCCTGCTCCGTAAGCTCCTGATAGGGCGCCTGACGGTACGTGCCGTTGTCGTAGGGCAACAGGCTGATACCGGACATGATGTCCCAGTTGTCCCAAATCCACTGGCATACAGCGAAGAATTCGTCTTCCTTGTAGTACACAGTGATGGACGGCTTGTGTTCGCACCAGTGCAACTGATACTGCTTCCAGACTTCAAGCTGTCCGATAGCGCCAACATCGTTACGGAAGATGGAGGTCTTCGGTGCTTCAATCGGGAAGCTGAACACGGTGGTGGTGTCAGGCTTCATGACGCACGCCTCATACGGTACACCCTGAGCGCGCAGGAAGTCCGTCATCGGGTCTTTGTTGTCCTGGCGTACCGTGCGTACGTAGTACCGTGAGTAGTTAGGGTGGATGCCTGACGCACACAGCGCAAGCTGACTCACCGTACCGCTTGGCTTAACGCACGTGATGGCAGCAGCAGGGTTGATGTCAAGGCTCTCAGCCCACTGCTTGTTCACGTTGATGGCACGCTCACGCATGACGGTCAGCCACTCTTCAAGCTTCTTGTTACCCTTGCTGCCGTTAAGCACGGGGTGGTCCATGAGGCCCGTCAAGCTGACGCCAAGCAGCGCTTCCTCCTCGCAGTTCTTCTTCCACACAGAGCGCAGGTAGCGGAAGTTGGTGAGCGTAGCTTGCAGCGTACCGAAAGCCGTGGCGATCTCAACCTTCTCCAGAAGTTGGTCAAGCGTATCGGTGGAGCGTACAATCACTTCGCTCAAGTTGCAGAACTCAGCAGGGCGCAGGAGGATTTCGCTGCACGGATTACACCCAAAGGCTGCGGTGTTGTCACGCCGTCCGTTACGCCCCGCAATGTTGCGTGCTGCTTCCCGTGAGAAGATGCCACGCTCACCTGAATAGCTTTCATACAAAGCTTTCATCTCGCTCATGAAGAACGGGAAGTCAGGCTTCTCGTCATAAACTGCGCTGTTGTTAGCCAAGGCACGCTGGCCGTTCTGGTTCCACCACTGTCCAGACTTAGCCGCCTGCATGCGGTCAGACACAGGGCTGGACAGGCTGATAAGTGCACTGCGGCGCACGCCGCCCACCACCACGATCTCAGCGATCTTACAGCAGATGTCATGGCACTCTAGGTCCGTGAGCTTACGGCCAGCAGCGCCCTTGAACACGTCCACAAGGAAGCGGTGCAGGTCTTCCAGCGGCTCCGGCCCAGACGCCCTGCCACCAAAGGTCTTGAGCCGTGCGCCAGCGGGGCGGACTTGGGAGTAGTCAAGCTTGGGCACCTCGCCAGCGTAGAGCATGGCGATTAGCTGCCGCGTACTCTTAGCCCAGCCAATCTTGCTGTCCGCTACGACAATCGTGGTGTCCGTATCGGCAAACTCTTCGGCCACGACGGGCAGCTTCTTAACTTCCTCACGCTCTACGCTGAAGCCTACGCCCGTGCCGCAGAGCAGGATGTACATCAGCTCGTCAAAGGCTTTCGGGTCATTGATGGCAAGGTAGGCGCAGTTAAAGCCAGCCACGTTGTCACGGTCCAGCGCAGGGCCTGCCGTCATGAGAGCGCGCATGCTGGGTACTACGTCAAGGTCATGGATAGCTTTCTTGAAGCGCGTGGCTTCGTTGCTGCTGACCATGCCCTTGTCTTTCCAGTAGTTGACGTAGCGGTTAACCGTCTCGTCCCACGTCTCGCGGCGCTGCTCGTCCTCCAGCCAGCGAGCGTACCGGCTCGCATGAATGAAGGCGCTGTAGCTTGGATTGCTTGTCGGAATCATTTACTTCTCCTTTGTTGAAATACATACGTTCTAACTTATCTAGCTTCTTAGACACTTGGTCTAACAATCTTTCCAGCTCCTCGACACGAAGCGCTGAGGCTGAGCGGGGACGCATCCTAATTCCTCCATAATTTGTTCACGTTCTGCGTCAGTGTAGCGACGCCACATGACAATCTGCTCTTTGGTTCTACCGCAGCCAGTGCATACGTCCCCCTCCAACTCACACTCGCTGCGACACGGCGACTTCACAGTGCTTCCTCCTCCGGTGGCGTGTAATCAGACAGACGCCCTGTGTCCATGTTGTACAGCAGGTGGCCCGCTGGTCCGGTGATGCCGCTGAAGCGGTTCTTCAGCACACGTATGTGCGTGGTGTTGCGCTCCGTTGGGTCTTCAGCTTGGCCGTTACGCTCCAAGCCAATCACAAAGTCACTGAGCTGAGCAATGGACGCTGAGCCCCGTAGCTGTGCGACTGACGTAACGGCCCCTTCCTCGTGGCCCTTACCGTCAGGGCGCTTGAGGTGAGACACAGCGAACAGCACAATGCCTGTGTCCTGGGTTAGCGTACGCAGCTTCGTCATGATCTCGTCAAGGGCCTTGCGTTCATCACCATGCTGCCCTGCCGACACCAAGATACTGATGTGGTCAAGGACAATGACGTTGCAGTCAAGCGCCTTTGCCATGAAGCGTACACGGGACACGACATCATCAACGCTAGCGCCTGTGTCGAAGCTGGCGTCCATGATGAACAGCCTGTCGTCCCCATACACCCGCTCATAGGCGTCTAAATAGTCCTGTGAGCCGCGCACCACCCTGCTGATGGGCAGGTGTAGCGGGGTGTCTAGATCGACGCTCATGAAGCCCTCAGCGGTGCGCTCGACGCTCTCTTCCATGAACAGACAGCCGATGCGATTGCTGGTGGTGTTCTTCACGTGCATTACGATTTCACGCAGGATGCTAGACTTGCCCAACCCGCTACCTGCTGCGATGGTGATCAGCTCCGTAGGACGAAAGCCATAGGTTAGTTCATTTAGCTTAGTCCAGGGGTACTCGCCAAGGCAAGGCGGACGCGGTGCTAGCAGGCGTTCAAGCAGCTCCTCCTTCGACAGCACACCCTTCGGCGTATAGATTGAGGCTTGCCAGTAGGCATCCGTAAACTCCTTCTTACGGCCAGCCTTCAGGTAGTCACAAGCGTCCTTGCCAAGCCGTGCGTCAAGCTTCATGACACGCAGCTTACCTGCGAACACTTCCGCTGCCTTCTCGACAGCTTCCTTGCCCGCACTGTCAGCGTCAAAGCACAAGACGATTTCGTCGAAGCCGTCAAGGAACTTATACGCTGCCTTGAAGTCTTTACCTGCGCTGCCAGCGCCGTTCTTCAGGGACACAACAGCAGCTTTGTTATCAAACATTTGGCTAGCCGCTAGCGCGTCAAGCTCACCCTCAGTGACCACAATGCGTCGCTGCTGGTGGTTGCCGTAGCGCTGCTGTCCGAAAAGCCCTGCGTCTTTGGTGTTACCAACAGAGATAAAGCCTTTGGTCGATACGGTGCGTACCTTGAAGCCTATCGGCTCTGCGCTTTCTTCGCTGAAGTAGGGGTAGTAGTGCTTATCACCATCCACTACGACACCGTATAGCTTGGCGTAAGTGGACGTTATGCTGCGCTCTGGGATGCTAGAGGCAGGCGCTGCGGCCCACTTAGCGACTAAGCGCTCCAGCTCTAGGTCTTTAGTTAGTGCAACCTCCATGCGTGGCCTCTCGTAGTGGGTTTCGTAAGGTGTTTTTGGCGCTGCTGTCGGTGTCTGACAAGCGAAGCAGTAGTAGCTGCCGTCACTGTACTCTGCGTTGGCGTCGCTGCTACCACAAGCGTCACACGCTACGTGTCTTACAAACTTTGCCTTGTCCGTTGTGTACATTACGTCCTCCGCAAAGGGCCTAACATCTTACCATATTTTTCGATCATTGTCAACTCTCTATCATGGACAATAGTAGGTTCACCACACTTTCTCCATACTCTTTTGCTATGTCGCGCATTGCAACCTCGGTGTCTGTCTCCGGGTTTGAGAGGTAGTAGTACAGCTCCTCCAGTTCCGGCTTCGTTATGTGGTCATATTGATTCGTCATCGTCCTCCCCGTCTTCTTCCGGCTCCCACTCGACAAAGAAGTCAAGCTCTTTACGGGAGCGTAGCGGCCCGTCTCCGGCCATGTAGCGCTCCTCCCCGTCCACGTTGGCGTAGTCCCCGTGCGTGCGGGAGAGGAGACTGTAGCGCGCCTCACGGCTAACATCAATCATGTCCCACGAATTGTAGCCGCTGTCCATCTGCTGTTCCAGGTCACGCATTGCAGATTCACGGTCACGGCGGGCTTCACGTTCGATGTTATGCTGGCGGTACTGCTCAGGCGTTATTGCCTGGGTCACGCCGCCCCTCGCTGCAAACTCTGCTATGTCGGCGGCGAGCTTGCGGCGCAGCGCTTCCTTCTCCTCAAGCGGTGTGTGTATTGTCATATAACAGCGGGCCCTCCATAGTATTCCATCACAATCTTTATGGCGTCGATGCGCTTCTGTATGTGCATCCTGTCCTCCTCTGTGTCCCATGCGTACACCCCGCCAGTGCCGCGCTCTTGCTCACACTCCAAAGCATCAAGCGCCATTGACAAATCGTGCAAGATGATGTCGTTAAGTTGCTCGTCGTTAAGCTCAAAGGTTGGCATTACTGTTCCTCCTCGTCAGTGTTCAGTTTTTCATCAAGTAATTCAATAGCTTGCGCAATGTCAATAAGCAATCGCGCTTCGTCGTCGCTAAGCTGATGCTCTACACGGTACAGGATTTCGTACGTTTTGAGCAGCAGTTGGTATGCGTTAGCGCGCGCTGCGGTTAAGCTCTTCGTCATCCCAGCTCTCCTTGATCCATTCATCATACGTTAAGAAACATTTCCGGTGATAAGACCAGAACCGGCACAGCTTATACGGGTCACTCATAACGCTATCATCCTGTGATTGATAATGACTTGCACCGTTACGTCCCAATCGGTTGAATAAGCATACGCTGCGGCCATTTGTTTTGCAACTTCTATTACACGCTCGCGCACGTCACCGTTAACGTGATCGGACCAGAATGGTATGGTGATGACGGGCTGCACCACGGAGTCGCAGTAAATCTTTATCAGAGCGTCCATATCGAAGCTCTCAGGCGACGTAAAGGGGTTGGGCATAGGGCCGTACTGCCTAGCCTCAGCGGCCCGCATAGCGGCGTCTGCGGCGTCCTGGCCTGCCTGGATTAATTCGGCTGTCGTCATGGTCATTTCACTACCTCCCAGCGCTCTACGGTTTCATGCACTGCGCCCCAATTGGCAGGCAGTGAGATTTCGTTACGCAGCGAACCTTCACGCCTGTCCTGCTTCCACTTCACCAATTCCTCCATGCGCTTTTGGTACGGCTCGCCGTTCTTCAGGTAGCGGCAGCACTCAACGCGGCGGTGCTGCAAGTTAATGCCTAGCGTTAAGTACCGTTGAAGCTCTGTCGCGAACGTCACCACACACCCTCCACAGCGTCAAGGTATTCTTCATGCGTTGTCCCGTGGTTGCTCCAGATTTTGCCGTATACGCTGCCTCGGACGCTGCCGTGGACGCTGCCCCATATACTGCCCCACAGGTGTCCCCATACGTTGCCGCGTATGCTGCATCGGACGCTGCCCCATACGTTGCCATGAACGCTGCCCCACACGTTGCCCATTACGTTGCCTCGGACGCTGCCCTTAACTTCTGAGACAAACAGCTTACCGTGCCTGTCACGCTCAAACTCTACAAGCTCTAGCATTTCCTTAATCGTTGGCGCTTTCACAACCCATACTCCTCTTGCCAGTCCGTTACGGCTTCCATGTAGTCGTCAATCGCTTGATAATACAGCGAGTCTATGGCTTCCGCTAGTGCTTCCTCAAAGCCAGCGAAGCGCTTTCCAACGGCCAGCAGCAAGGGCGTTAGGTCGTCGCCTATGGGAATATAAAGCTCGTCCGCATCGCCTGCCGTTATGGTTTCGCGGAGCCACTCTTTAGCCAGCGCTTCCCGTATCTTGGCCTTTTCGCAAAGCCATTCATAATGATCGTCATAGTCTATGTTAGCCATTGTGCTAGCCTCTTTGCTTGCGATTCTTGATGCGCTCGCGCACCATTAATATAATATTGATTGCCGTTAACGCTGGTCCAAGTGTTACAATTAACACATATTCCCAGACATTGAAAGTCTTTTTCCCGCTGTGGAAATCCTCTGCCCACATGGCGACGGCACATATAAAACCTAAGGCAAGATAAACAGTTAAAGCATTGATTTCCATAGTGTTTCCCTCACATTGTAAACAGTAGCGATACAGTGAGCCACCACGTCCCAAGCACTATGGGGAGCGTTGCGGCAATGACTAGGCCCGCGATGGCCATGCCGGCCCATGCTGCCCAGCGATTAAGCCGGGCGTGCCTTTCGTATGCTTTGCGTGCTGCGCTGTTCATGCTGCCTCCCCTGCCCATAGTGCGTCTAAGCTGGACAATGCGTACATGTAGCGCATCCGCCCGTTGTAGCGGTGACACGTCACGGCCATGCCGTCACTATGGCGCACAAACACGCGCTCTTTACCTTGCAAGTCTGAGAGCACTAGGCCGCTAGCGGTGCGCTTGTAAAAGCCGTTCACGGTACCGGTGCGGTCGAACAGAGACTCCACGGCCTCCCTATCGTTCTTCGCGTATTTCTTTCCATTGTAAGTGATCATGCTGCCGCCTCCCTACGCATTCGCTGCGATGTTATCGAAAAACTCTTGCGGCTCATGCTCTGCGCTATCCTTGAACGGCCCGAGCCATTGGTTGATATGCTTCGACGTGGTGACGCTCCACTTCTTAGCCGTGCGGACGTAACGCCCGCTGGGCAGCAACGCAGCAACTGGCGTACGATAGCTGAAGAAAACCACCGTGCCTTCCGTCAGGGTTAGTTCCGTTTTGTTGGCGCCAAGATTGTTAAGTTTCATCGTGTCGTTCTCCGTTTAATTCTGCGGCTTGCCTCATCAGCGCGCGGGGAGCCATCCCGTCACGGACGCCCTGGTGGGCGTTTCGGCTTAGCGCGGCTCAAGCTCCCTGATGCGAGCGCGGAAGGCGTCGGTCAGGGCCTTATAGGTGCCGTTCTCTTCGATGAGTACGGCGTTCTGAATGGCGTAGAAGACGCGCAGGGCGCCACCCCTAGCGGCAACATCGCCACCCTCATGCAAAGCTTCTGCTATCAGGGTGCCTAGTTCGTTGGCGGTGCGTTTGTTTAACTCCATTGTGTGTGCTCCTCTGCGCCCCGAAGGGCGCGCTATGGTTGATTGTTTAGGCGCGGGCACCGTTCAGGCGGGCCATCCGGTTGCGCATGAAGCGCTCGTAATGGCCAAGATCGGGGCCCGTTTCCGCCTCAACGTGAACAAAATCATTAAGCAAAAAATCGGCAATGTCTTGCATTGCTTCAAAGTAGTTATGCTTGAACCGGACAAACAAAGTTTCGTCTGCATCGCTATCGCGAAATACGACACGATAGTTAAACTTATCGTTGCCGTCCATTACCAAAGCCTCTAGGCCTTCTTCTTCGTTGCGATACGTAGCGATGATTTCTTGTGCGTAGTTCATTGTTTTACACTCCAAGGTTGGCAAGAGTAGCGAACAGGAAAACGAACAGGGGAGCCGTTGCGATGGCGTAGCCCATCAAGCCACCAGCAGGTAGCTTTGGCGCCGGGTCGCAATCATCAAGATCGGCAAGGCGTTGCTTTATGCGTGCATTAATAGCTTCAAGGCGTTGCATGTGGTCCATGTGTGCTGCTCCGTTTGGGCCTTGTCCGTCAAGGCATGAGTGCATGGTAGGGAGCGCTTAGCACACTGTCAAGCCCACGAAACGACCGTTCGTCGGTAGGGATGCTATGCATGGAGCGTGCCAATCCGTGACGCGGTGCTGACGCGTTGCTGCCGTAGCGGCTCCCGCCTTGCCCCCTTTCTGCTACCAATTTGGTATAGAATACGCTGCGCGACCGCTGCGCTAGCCGTATGAGCCAGCTTCATGTTGCGTATGAGCCTACTGCATGTTAACACTGCTTACATTGCGCGGGCGGGGTGGCCCTATGCGCGGGCGGGGGAGGGCCTGTCTAGGCGGCTGTCGATGGGGGGTGCTGCTCAGCTTTGCAAAAAGTAACTTTTGAGTATCCAAGTGGATACAAAATGCAACACTTTGCACACAACCAAACTGCCCGCAACGCCCCATAACGCCTGCAAATTGTACAAAAAGTGATCAATTTGGAAAACTGCATGCGCCGTAGCGCTCTGCATGGGCCGCTACGCTACCTTTTAAGCAACTGCATGGGCCGTTAAGCTACTATTTACCCTTCAGCTATTGACTTTTGCTTTAAAATATGATAAGATATATGCTATTGTTTAGCTATACAGGTACACAGCGGCTCCAGCTACAGCCTAACGACAACTGCTGACAACAAAAACACAGCCGATTGGCCTTACGACTACAGCCGACAACCACTGACCACCTGTATAGGTAGCGTAATGTAGCAAAATATAGAGGATGTGTGTATAATGGCGGATAAGCCCGTAGCGAAGCGCGGTCGCCCCTCCAAAGCGGCACTCCAATCGACAAAAGATTTGAGTAAAAGACAGCAGGCGGCAGCATTAAAGGAGTTTAGGGCTAGATTGCTGCTAAACCCTAAGTCACCTGCGTTAATAGAGAAGTTGTTTGATATAGCTTTTGATGATGAGCATAAGCAGCAAGCCGTAGCGATGAAGCTTTTAGCTGATCGCCTTATGCCCGTAGCTGGCTTTACAGCAGACGGCAAGCAGCAAGCTCAAGTTAGCATTAACATTAGTGGTATTGGTGTACCGTCTGGGTCGGTTACTGTTGAAAACGCTGCCGATGATGTTGAAGACGGGGACTATGAGGAGCTGTATGAGTCGGAAAATGGAGCGTAACGGCCCGCATGCGCCACTACGTCACAAACAAAGCAAAGCATAGCGGCACATATGGCTAACATAGACCTATCGCTTATCCCGTGGCAGCAGGAAGTCTACGAGGACGGTAGTCGCTTTAAGGTTGTAGCTGCTGGCCGACGCTGTGGCAAGAGCCATCTCGCTGCCGTGTCGCTCATCGTAGCGGCCCTTAACGGTGAGCCGGGGAAAGTGTTCTATGTTGCACCAACGCAGGGCATGGCACGTGACATCCTGTGGGAAAAGCTGTTTGAACTAGCAGGAGAGATTATAGAAGGCAGCAATATAAACAACCTAACCATTACGCTCGCTGGCGGCAACACCATATACTTAAAGGGTGCTGACCGCCCCGACACCCTTCGGGGTGTGTCCTTGAAGTATTTGGTCATGGACGAGTTGGCGTTTATGAAGCAGGATGTATGGGAAGCAATCTTGCGCCCAGCGCTCTCTGACCTCAAGGGACGCGCCCTGTTCATTGGAACGCCTGAAGGCCGCAACCACTTCTACGATATGTGGATGGGAGGCTACTCCGGGGCGTGGGACGATTGGTCTGCGTGGCAGTTTACGTCACGGGACAATCCGTTCCTTGACAGCAAAGAGATTGACCACGCGGAGGCTACGCTGCCCCGCTGGGCTTTCAACCAAGAGTACATGGCTAGCTTTGACGCCCAAGGCTCGGAGTTTTTTAATGCCGACGACTTTATGTACTATGACGCAAAGCCTAGCGACCTGCCGGGAGACTATTACATCGCAGTTGACTTGGCTGGTTTTGAGAGCGATAGAGGCAACAAAACGAAACGGCGAGACAATAGTGCCATTGCTGTTGTTTTTGTAGACGAGAATGGCGTATGGTGGGTTGAAGATATAGCGTTTGGGCGATGGACGCTTGACGAGACAGCAGAGCGCATCTTTAAGGCTGTTGAGGAGTATAAGCCTCCGGCTGTAGGGGTCGAGAAAGGAATCGCTCAGCAGGCCGTTATGGGGCCGCTCAGCGACCTTATGCGCCGTACGGCACGTGTGTTTCGTGTTGAGCTGCTTAGCCACGGCAACCAGAAGAAGCAAGATCGTATCTTGTGGGCACTGCAAGGCCGCTTAGAGCATAAGCGTATTCGCTTCAAGCACGGCTCTTGGAACACAGCGCTAGTTGATGAGGCTTCAGCATTCCCGTCACAGCTAGTACATGACGACTTGCTTGACGCTTTGAGTTATGTAGACCAGATGGCTATAGTGCCGTACATGGCTAACATTGATGTTGAAGATGAATACGAACCATACGACGCCGTAGCGGGTTACTAGCTTGGGCCATTGCGCTTAAACTACAAAGGGACACACAATGAGCGAAGCAATTTTTATGCAAGACACTACCTTCGGCACGGAGCAAGACCTTGCCGACTGGGTGGTGAGCCGGTGTAACACTTGGCGTGACTTCTACGAAAGCAACTACGCTGAGCGTCACGAAGAGTATATGCGCATCTACCGCAGCCAGTGGTCCGCTGAGGATGTGGAGCGCAGCTCTGAGCGCTCAAAGCTTATTGCCCCCGCTACGGCTCAGGCAGTAGAGTCTAACGTCGCAGAGGTTGAAGAAGCTACGTTTGGACGCGGCAAGCTCTTTGACATTAAAGACGACTTCAACGATCAAGACCCACGCGACATTGCCTACTTGCGCGCTAAGCTACACGAAGACTTTAGCTTGGCACGTATTCGGTCTTCTGTAGCTGAAGTGTTGGTTAATGCTGCTGTGTTTGGTACGGGTGTGGGCGAAGTAGTTGTTGAAGAGCTAAAAGAGTATAAGCCAGCTACGCGTCCACTACTTGACGGCGATATGCAAGAGGTAGGCGTTGAGGAAAGCTATCGCCCTATTGTCAAGCTAAACCCCGTCCAGCCCCGCAACTTTCTTATTGATCCGAACGCTACGTCCATTGACAATGCGCTTGGCTGCGCTATTGATGAATTTGTGTCTAAGCATATTGTCCAAGAGTTGCAAGAGTCTGGTGTGTATCGTGACGATGTGTATGTGGGCACGGCGGCAGCAGACGAAGAGATTGAGCCCGACCCATACATTGACACGCAAGCGCAAGATCGCGTACGGCTGACCAAATACTATGGCAAAGTGCCACGTGATCTGCTGTTAGCAGAAGGCGTATCGGAAGACGAGATTGCCGAGAAGGGCAGCTACGTTGAAGCTGTGATTGTTATTGCAAACGAAGGCACGCTGCTTAAAGCCATTCCGTCACCCTACATGTGCCAAGATCGCCCTGTCGTGGCGTTCCAGTGGGATATTGTACCGAGCATGTTCTGGGGGCGGGGTGTATGCGAAAAAGCTTATATGTCACAAAAAGCGCTGGACGCCGAGCTTCGTGCACGCATCGACGCCCTCGCCCTTACTACGCACCCCATGATGGCCGTAGATGCTACGCGCATTCCGCGAGGCCACAAGCTTGAGATTCGTCCGGGGCGTATGCTGCTGACGAACGGCTCGCCGTCTGACGCACTGCTACCCTTTAAGTTTGGACAGCTAGACCAAGTAACCTTTGCGCAGGGCGCACAGCTACAGCAAATGATTAGCCAAGCAACGGGTGCTGCTGAAGCTAACGCGGGCATGGTGCAGAATGACGTAACTGCAGCCGGGATGTCCATGACGCAAGGCGCTATTGTCAAGCGTCAGAAGCGTACGCTAGTTAACTTCCAAGAGAACTTCCTTATTCCGTTTGTGCGCAAAGCGGCGCACCGCTACATGCAGTTTGATCCTGAGAACTATCCGGTGCGGGATTATGTGTTTGTGCCCTTCAGCTCCCTTGGCGCTATGGCCCGAGAGTACGAAGTGTCGCAGCTTGCACAAATCCTGCAAGTAGTTCCGCCTGAGTCGCCTGCACATGGCGCCATCATCAAAGGCATCATCGACCACCTTAACGTCACGAACCGCGACGAACTCATTGCTGCTATTGAGGCTGGCGCTGCCCCGAACCCAGAAGCACAGCAGATGGCTATGGCGCAGCAGCAAGCGCAAATGGCCGTGCTGCAGGGTCAGGTTCAGCTTCTTCAAGCCCAGGCCGCAGAGTCGCAGTCGCGTGCTAACAAGTACAACACCGAAACGGAGCTTGCGCCCACGGAGCTTACCCTTAAGTACAGCGACCAGAATAACGACGGCGTAGCAGACAAAGACTTTGAGCGCCGCGTTAAGATGGCTGAGCTGCTGCTTAAGGAGCAGGAGCTTCGGGGCAAGCAGAACAGCGAAGCCGAAATGGCTAAGGCTAAAGCTGAAGCGGAGTTGATTCGTCAGCTAACTGAAATGGGAGGCGCTGGCGCGCCGCAAGCACCGCAACAGGAGCAATAAGCTATGGCTTCTGATCTAGCGCTCCTCGCATTAGTTAAGAAAATGGATGGCTTCACAGGTCCGCAAGGGCCTGCTGGAGCGCCTGGGCCGTCTGGGCCGCAAGGCCCTGCTGGAACACTTGGCCCTCAAGGGCCTGCCGGTAAAGACGGACGTGACGGTAAAGCTGGACCGCCTGGGCCAATTGGGCCACAAGGCCCTCAAGGGCCTAGCGGCGCGGACGGAGCAGCTGGCGCTGACGGTCAGGACGGTGTAGGCGTTGAAAGCGCCTATATTGCCGCTGACGGCTCGTTAGTCTTTACCCTTACGGACGGTAGCGAGGTAGACGTAGGAGCGCTTACAGAGCTTCTGGGAGCGTCTGAGGGCAATACGTACGTACTGGGACAGTCTCAGGGCAGCGGCGCTATAACAGAAGCAACATCCTTAAACGTCCCCGGCTCTGGTGGCGCTACGTCTTGGAATGACGTTGAAGGTACGATTAACTTTCCACTAAGCGCTGAAGTAACGCTAGAGCTTGGGCAAGAAGAGTTATTTTATTCTAAAGCCTCTGAAGCAATTAGTAAAGGCGAAGTTGTTATGTTTGCTGGCGCTCAAGGCGACCACTTGTTAATCCGCAAAGCTGACATAACGGTTACGGGCTTTCGTCAAGAGTGGGTTATTGGCGTAGCTCATCAAGACTTTGACAATAACGAGTTTGGGTACGTTACGTCTTTTGGTAAAGTTCGTAACATTGATACGCTGGCGTTTAACGAAGGTGACCTTTTATGGCTATCTGTTACGACGCCTGGAGCGCTTACTAACGTAGAGCCCGCAAAACCTAACTGCCCTGTGCTTGTTGCTGCCGTAACGCGCTCACACCAAAACCAAGGCACGATCTTTGTACGCCCCTCTACTACCAAGAAGTTGCAAGAGCTGTGCGATGTGTCAAGCGCTACGCCAAACGATGGCGACATATTAGCGTGGGATGCAGCGACTGGCACCTGGAAACCAATAGCGCCGGTCTTCCCGGCACTGTATGGCGTAACAACCTACCCGTAACTAGGAGTAAACTATGAAACCCTGCGCATCCTGTCCGTCCCCTGCTAAGTGCAAGAAGGCTGGTAAGTGCCTGAAGCGCGCTGGCGCAGCGGCCCGTACCAAAGCTAAGCGCACGACGCGGAGCATGAAACGTGGCAGCTACTAAGAAGTCGCCCACGCCAAAGAACAAAGCGTTGTACGCAAAGGTTAAAGCAGAGGCTAAGCGTAAGTTTGACGTTTGGCCGTCCGCGTATGCTAGCGGCTGGCTAACCAAAGAGTACAAAAAGCGAGGAGGCACTTATGCCTAACAAGCCTAAGGGCGGTTTGACTAAATGGTTTAAGGAGGACTGGCGCGACCTTAAGACCGGCGAGAAGTGTGGCCGTTCTGGTAAGGACAAAAAGAAGCGCCCGTATCCGTCATGCCGCCCGAAGGCCGTGGCAGACAAAATGACTGCTGCTGAGAAGCGCTCGTCTACTAAGCGCAAGACTAGCAGCAAGCCAATTAAGCACGCCGTCACGGCTTCTGGCCGCAGGAGAAAGCGCAATGCCAAATAAACGTACGCCTGCTAAGGGCAAGGCGAAGGTCAAGATTACCGCTAGTGGGCGCAAAGTGTCGTATGGGCAAGCGGGGCAGGCCAAAGGTGGCGGACCGCGTGTACGCCCTGGCACGTCCAAAGGTGACGCGTACTGCGCACGTAGCGCTGGGCAAATGAAAAGCCACCCCAAAGCAGCCAAAGACCCTAACAGCCCGCTACGGCTAAGCCGCAAGCGCTGGAAGTGCAGCGGAACTAAGAGTCGAAAATAGGACTTGACATTTAGTTCAAAATATGATAAGATATATACTAACTTAAAGCACGACACGGCCTCACGGAGACAACCATGTCACTTGTAACACAAGCAAAGTTTGACGAATTAGTAAAGAATACCACTACTTACCTTCAAGATGCCTTTAAGCGGCTTGACGCCATTGAGGAAAAAGTAGATAAGCTTTTGTCTGCTCCTCAGCCTACGCGGCGTACCGCTAAGGAAAAAGCAGATGAGTAGTGAAGACCAAAAGTTTTTTGAAGATTGCCGCAGCCTGTTCCTTACGGACGGCTGGAAGCATTTCCAAAAAGAAATTGATGTAGCTATTCAAAGCCTTAACCTTGGCGCTATCGACTCGTCTAACGAGTTCTGGAAAGCTAAAGGTCGCTTTGAAGCATTGCTACAAATCGCCGGTTGGGAAAACGCTGTGCTAGCAGCAGAGCAGCAAGCAGAAGAACCGGAAGAAAATGCGTAAGATTTTTGATGTGCAGTGTGAAAGCTGCTCAAAAGTAACTGAAGTGTTTGGTAGGGATAGCGACTCGTTCCGGTGCGGAGCCTGCGGTAAACCTGCCAAGCGCATCATCAGCCCTGTACGCTGTAAGCTTGAAGGCTACTCTGGGAGTTTTCCCGGCGCAGCTATGAAGTGGGAGCGAGAGCATATCAAGGCTGGCCTTAAGAACGGACAAGCATAAGCCATACGCCCCGTTTAGTTTAATCTGATAACCCGCAAGGGCCGGAGAGTTTAATAATGGCACGATTAGTAGACGCCCCCGAAGAACAACTTGATGAGGCAACCGAAGTCGGTACGCTTGAGGAGTTGGAGCCAGAAACCGCTGAAGTTGAAGAAGCCGAAGCGGAAGAGGTAGAACAACCACAAGCATCCGAAGACGATCTCCCCGAGAAGTACAGGGGCAAAAGTGCATCAGAGATTGCAACGATGCACAGAGAGCTTGAGCAACGCTTAGGCCAGCAGAGCCAAGAAGTCGGAGAGCTACGTAAAGCCTTTGACGAAATGGTTAAGCAGTCTATCGCAGCGCAACAGGCTCCGTCTGCACCGGAACCAGAAGTGGACGAGGTGGACTTCTTCACTGATCCACAAGCAGCAGTTAAGAAGGCTATTGAGAACCATCCAATGCTTAAGCAGTCTCAGGCTGTGGCGGCAGAAATGGCGAAGTCTCAAGCGCTAGCCCAACTACAAGCTGCACACCCTGACATGAAAGAAGTCCTTACGGACGCTGGATTTCAGGAGTGGATTGGTAAGTCACAAGTTCGTAAAGAGCTGTTTGAGCGAGCAGATAAAGGTTATGACTTTGCTGCCGCAGACGAGCTGCTAACGCTTTATAAGGAGCGTCGTGGTATCGTCGAGCAAACCGCTAAAGTCGAAAAGGTGGCTCAACAGAACGAAATCAAGAAAGCTTCTACAGGTTCGGCACGGTCCAACCCCGACAGCACTAAGTCGCGGAAGGTCTACCGGCGTCGAGACATTATTGAACTAATGAACCGCGACCCGAAACGATACGAAGCCCTCATGCCTGAAATTATGAAAGCGTATCAAGAGGGTCGAGTCAAATGATTAAACTAACGGAGTAACTACTATGCCTTTGGGTACTAACCACGTAACGAAGACCACCGCAGCGACTTTCATCCCCGAGATTTGGTCCGATGAAATCATTGCTGCATACGAGAAGTCTCTGGTTGTTAAGCCTCTTGTTCGCTCTATGAGCATGACCGGCAAGAAAGGCGATACGATTCACATTCCGAAGCCGACCCGTGGCAATGCCAGCGTCAAGGCTGCTCAAACGGAAGTGACGCTGATCGCTGCCACCGAGTCTGAGCTGACGATTGCTATCGACCAGCACTACGAGTACAGCCGTCTCATCGAAGACATCGTGGACGTGCAAGCTCTCAACAGCCTGCGCCAGTTCTACACCTCCGATGCTGGCTATGCACTCGCTACCCGCGTTGACACGGCGCTTATCGCTGAGGCTGCTAACTTCACGTCTCAGCTTGAGTTCCTTACCGGCGCTGGCACGCAAACCGCTGCTGGTACGGCAACGGCTGGCTTCACCGACCTTGGCTTCCGCGAAGCTTTGCAGGTGCTTGATGACAACGATGTCCCGATGGACAACCGCGTGTTCATCATTCCGCCCGCAATGAAGAAGGAGCTGCTTGGCGTGACCAACTACGTCAGCACCGACTTCGTAACCGGCAAGCCTGTTGAGACTGGCAAGATCGGGTCTCTTTATGGCGTTGACGTGTACGTGTCCACCAACCTGCCCACCGAGAACACCGACGAAAAAGGCGCTCTGCTTATGCACAAAGACGCCATCGTGTTCGCGGAGCAGCTTGGCGTTCGCGTCCAGACGCAGTACAAGCAAGAGTACCTTGCTGACCTGATGACCGCCGACACCTTGTACGGCGTGCAGACCTATCGTCCCGAAGCGGGCGTGAAGCTGTTCGGCACCGTCTAAACAGCATAGCAATACAGCCGAGCCGGGGCGGCTTCTAAACCCCGGCACTTATTCTAGCTCAGGGTTTCTACTATGGCAATTACGTACACTCCGGCTACTAACTTTGGCGCAAAAGACTCATTGCCGACGAACGACCCCGCTAAGGTTATTAAAGGGTCAGAGTTTACCACTGAGTTTTCTGCCATTCAGTCCTCTTTTAACCTTGCTGCACCAACAGCATCGCCTACCTTTACCGGCACCGCTACGTTTGATAACATCGCTGCTACTGGAACTTCAACGCTTACCGCTGTTGACATTAACGGTGGCACCATTGACGGCGTAACGCTAGCCACTAGCGACGTAACCGTTGGCGCTGGCAAAACGCTAGACGTATCGGCTGGTACGCTAACGCTAGCTAACGATCAGATTAGCGGCGACAGCATTGAAGGCGGCACCATTGGTTCTGTTACGATTACTAGCGTTGACATTAACGGCGGTTCGATGGATGCCGTTACGATTGGTGCTGCAACGGCTGCTGAAGGTACCTTTACAACTGTCGCAGCAAGCGCGCTAACGGTTAATACGGACACGCTCTACGTAGATTCTGGAACGAGCCGTGTTGGTATTGAGAATGCTTCGCCTAGCTACACGCTTGAGGTTACGGGTGAAGCGGTCGCTACGCAAGGCATGCCGTACATTGCAGAAAGCGGTACTAGTCGTACGCTTGCGTTCAGTGACATTGGCAATTACATTCGCTGCACGAACGCAGCAGCCACTACTGTAACCATCCCGCCTAACGCTAGCGTTACCATTCCGACTGGCGCTGAAGTTATCATCTTCCAAGCAGGCGCTGGGCAAGTAACGATTGCCGCTGGTGCTGGCGTTACGCTAAACAGCAAAGAAGGGAATCTCAAAATCAGTGCCCAGTACGCTGCCGCAACGTGCAAGAAAATTGCTACGGATACTTGGGACGTTATCGGAGACCTTTCAGCCTAATGTTTGCTAAAGCCGCTATTACTGGAACGCTTCAAGCCGGTGGGCCTACGTTCACTGCCGAGTACCTCGTGGTCGCTGGTGGTGGCGGTGGTGGCCGAGGCGATACCAATAACAACGGTGGTGGCGGTGGTGCGGGAGGTTATCGGTCGTCTGTAACAGGTGAATCCTCTGGCGGTGGTGCATCCGCCGAGTCTGCGCTGGGCATTGCTCTTGGAACCCCCTACACGGTTACTGTTGGCGCTGGCGGCGCAGGCGGCGCATCTGTGTACACGCTAGGAGTAAACGGTAATGACAGCGTTTTGTCTACCGTTACATCCGTAGGCGGAGGTGGTGGCGGCGCTGTAAATGGATCTCCTGCCCCTGATTTTGGTCGCGGTAAAGACGGCGGATCAGGTGGCGGATCAGGCGATTTTAACTCCAATAACCCAGGCGGATCGGGAACAGCAAATCAAGGTTTTGATGGCGGCTCCGGTATTGGAGCGGCGGGCGTTTCGCGGAACATGGGCGGGGGCGGTGGCGCTGGAAGCGTAGGCGAAAGCTATGTAACTCAAGGAGGAGGCATTGGTCTTTCTAGCTTAGTCACTGGAGCATCAATCACGCGAGCTGCTGGCGGAAATGGCTCAAGCAGTGGCGGAAGCGCATCAGCTAACACTGGGTCAGGCGGAAACGGAAATAGAAACTCTGCGGCTGGAGCAGGCGGCTCCGGCGTCGTCATCATCCGCGTCCCCAGCGAAGTTGTCGCAGAGTTCTCTGCTGGCGTTGTGTACAACTACATCCCCCAAGACGACTTCAACGTCTACGAGATCACGGCTGCTGGCGTCTCTGACACGGTGACGTTCTCGCAGGGCGCCCTGGCTACCATCGAGGACAGCCTGCGCTTCAACGACGACGACAGTGCGCGCCTGACCCGTACCCCCTCTGTGGCTGGTGATCGCAAGACTTGGACTTGGAGCGCGTGGGTTAAGCGTGGGAACTTGTCCACTGGCGCAGGTTATTATGGAACTCTGTTTGGTGCCTTAGGCGGCAGCACAGAAACAATTATTGAATACGACCAAGATAATAAAATAGAAGTAAGATGGTACAGCGGTGGATATGCGCTTCAAGTGCGGTCCTCTGCTATTTATCGTGACTCATCTGCGTGGTATCACATTGCAGTTGCTATTGATACAACTCAAGCAACTGCAAGCAATAGAGCAAAGCTATATGTTAACGGCAAGCAAGTAACAGCGTTAACAGTCGCAACATATCCAGCGCAAAATTCAGATATGGATGTGAACAACACGGTTGGTCATGGCATTGGAATGCGGGCGGATGCAATACGGCCATTCGACGGCTACATGGCTGACGTTTACTTCATCGACGGTGAAGCCCTAGACCCCAGCCGCTTTGGCAAGCAGGACGCTGACGGCGTGTGGCAACCTATCAGCTACACCGGCACCTACGGCACCAACGGCTTCCATCTGGACTTTGCTGACAACAGCACGGCTGCTGCCCTGGGCACGGACGTAAGCGGTAACGGTAACGACTGGACGCCTAGCGGTATCACCACGGACGATCAGGTATCTGATACGCCTACGGTTAACTATGCGACTTGGAACCCGCTGGATAAAGGCGCTAATTTTACCTTATCTGACGGAAATCTTAGGATAGATTACGGTACTGCTGCGTGGTCCGCGTTGCGTGGTAATTTTGGCATCCCGTCAGGGCAATGGTACTGGGAAGTTTATAGCCCCGGCACTTATGTGATGGCTGGGATTGCAACAAAAAATGCAAGTCTGGCGAATTACATTGGAAGCGATGCAAACGGATATAGCTATTACAGCATAAACGGCGAAAAAAATTACAACGGTTCTGGTACTGCGTATGGGGACACTTGGACTGTTTCGTCAATAATCGGCATTGCGTTTGATTCTGAAAACGGAACGTTAGAATTTTTTAATGATGGTGTATCACAAGGTGTAGCATTTACAGGGGTAACGCCAGCAGAATACTTTCCTGCGGTAAGCCACTATGCGCAATCATGGGTTGTTGCCAACTTCGGCCAGCGCCCCTTTGCCTACACGCCGCCCGCAGGCTTTGTCGCCCTGAACAGCGCCAACCTCCCTGCCCCTGTGATCGCAGACGGCAAGGAGCACTTCCAGCCTGTGCTGTACACGGGTAACGGGACCAGCCAAACTGTGCGTGGCTTGGAGTTTGGCCCGGACTTTGTGTGGATCAAGAACCGCAGCGCGGGAGATAACCACAAGCTGCTTGATGCGGTGCGGGGTGCTACGAAAGAGCTAGAGAGCAACACGACCGACGCAGAGGTAACAAACAGCGACGGCTTAACGGCGTTTAACTCCAATGGCTTCACCGTAGGGGCGGACCTTGAGTACAACACCAGCGGCGAGAACTTTGTCGCATGGAACTGGAACGCAGGCGGCAGCACTGTCACCAACACGGACGGCAGCATCACCTCGCAGGTGCGGGCTAACACGGATGCTGGGATCAGCATTGTCAGCTATGTGGGCAACGGTACCGACAACGCAACAGTCGGCCATGGATTAGGCGTTGCTCCCGGCTTGATAATCAGCAAGAACCGAGACACGACCAGCAACTGGACAACGTGGCATGGCACTTTTGCCGCGAACGACTACATTGCGCTGAATCTGACGAGTGCAAAAAACTACGCCGGGGCGCTGACCAATGTATTCGGCGGCACTGATGGTTCGGCTCCATCATCGACGGTGGTCAAGTTCGGGACCGACCTTGGGGTAAACGGGTCGGGACAAGACATCGTTTTGTACTGCTTCGCCGAGGTAGACGGCTTCTCCAAGTTCGGCAGCTACACCGGCAACGGCTCTGCTGACGGTCCCTTCGTCTACACGGGCTTCCGTCCTGCGTTTGTGATGTTTAAGCGGACTGACGCGGCGTCTCAGTGGGGCATTTTTGATTCAAAAAGAAACGTAAGCAATGTAGCAGTGAACTTGCTTTATCCGAATAATACTTCGGCAGAGACTACTAATGCTGGTCGAGATATGGATATTTTGAGCAATGGCTTTAAGCTGCGCGGAATTGCTAATGATTCAAACGCCTCCGGCGGAACCATCATCTACATGGCATTCGCAGAGAATCCATTCAAGACGGCAAGGGCACGATAATGGCACACTACGCTTACCTTGATGAAAACAACATCGTCACCCAGGTGATCGTTGGGCGCGACGAGGACGACCTTGTTGAAGGCGTGACGGACTGGGAGGTCTACTACGGCGCCAAGCGGTGCAGCTACAACACCTACGGTGGGCAGCACAGCCTCGGCGGTACGCCTTTCCGCAAGAACTATCCTGGCATCGGCTACAGCTATGACGCTGACCGTGACGCGTTTATCGCGCCGCAGCCCTTTGCCTCGTGGACGCTTAACGAAGATAGCTGCTTATGGGAACCTCCCGTGCCCATGCCTGACGACGGCAATATGTACACTTGGAACGAAGAAACCCTTTCGTGGGATACCGTTGAAGAAGGAGTTGAAGAATAATGGAAGCATTCTTTTTGTTTTTTGATGCGCTCCCCGGATGGATTAATGCACTAACTGCTGTGGTAACTGCTGCGACTGCTGTAACGGCCCTTACGCCCAGCACCGCAGATGACAAGTACGTAGCGCTTGCCCTTAAAGTTCTTAACACTATTGCTGGTAACGTCTTTAAGAACAAGAACGCTGACGGCTAGGCGCTATGGACGGGCCTGACCAGCTAGAAATACTGCTGTCGCTGTGGCCTGTCTTTGCTGGTTTTATCAGCTTGGTCATAGTGTTAGCTAAGATGCACAGCGAACTGGAAACCGTTAAGGAGAAGGTTCGCGTGTTGTTTGAATTGTGGAATGGGCGGGATCGCTAATGAGCTTCGATGCTATTAAGAACATCGTTGGTGCCGTAGCGCCTACCCTTGGAACGGCCCTAGGAGGCCCTCTGGGCGGCGCTGCGGCGTCAGCCATAGCGGGGGTGCTGGGTTGTGAATCGGACGCTCAGAGCCTCCAGAGGGCCTTACAGAAGGCTACGCCGGATCAGCTTAGCGAGATTAAGAAAGCTGAGTTGGACTTTGAAGCACGCATGAAAGAGTTGGACGTAGACCTCTACGCCTTGCAAACCGCTGACACAGCGGATGCGCGCAAGCACTTTAGCAAAGACTGGACGGCGCGGTTCCTTGCGATTGCGCTGTGCTGCCTGTTTGCTGGCTACATCATTCTTGTAACGGTTTTACCGCATGAGCAAAACAGCGATGCTATTATCAACCTTATTCTCGGCAGCATTACTGGCAGCTTTAGCACCGTTATCGCTTTTTACTTTGGCTCTAGCCAGCGGCAGGATTAATCAATGCGGACAGGACCTCAAGGAATTGAACTCATACGACACTTTGAAGGCTGCCGTCTTGATGCTTACCTGTGTCCTGCTGGGGTGTGGACTATTGGCTATGGGCACACTGCTGACGTAAAGGAAGGAGACAGCATTGATCAAGAAGCGGCTGAAGCGTTTCTTATTGAAGATTTGGAAAAGTTTGAGCAAGCTGTTACGCGAATGGTGGAAGTCCCTCTTACGCAACAGCAGTTCGACGCTCTTGTATCCTGGACCTTCAACCTTGGCGCTGGCAATCTGGCAGAGTCAACGCTCCTCCGAAAACTAAATAACTACCAATACGCAGAAGTACCAGAGCAAATGATGCGCTGGGTTAGGGCCGGTGGGCAAGTATTGGACGGGCTGGTTAGACGCCGCGCCGCTGAAGCTGCACTGTTTCAAAACAAAGATTGGCGCGAGGCGTAACGAATGCAACAACAGCTACAAGATAATGCACACAAGGTTGCAGACCAGCTAGCCGCTACGTCCGTACTTAGCGCTATCACTGCCAACCTTCCGCTTATCACTGAGTGGATGCAGATGATTGCTGCGCTTATTGGTATCTGTTCCGGTTTGGCAGCGCTGCGCTTTTACCTTAAGCGTACGTCACGCTTGGACGAGGAAGATTAATGAGTGCTTTAAGTTCTTTATTAAATCAGCTTCAAAGCGGACAATATGTTTATGGCGATGCTGGACGGCTTCGCGATACTGGCGCGTTAAGCCAAAACGACTTCAATCAGTTTGTAAGCGCATTTGATGAATATACTAACACCGTAGCTGGTCAGCGTCCTTATAGCGTTGGGGATGTTGTAACTGCTCCTAAAGCTACAGGCATTGCTGCTCAGGAGCTTACCGGCGATCCAGACATGGACCGCATGATTCTTGCTGCGCGTGACGCACAAGGCGTTAGCCGCGATGTTGGGCAAAGCGGCCTTAGCATGGACGAGTATCAGCAAGCTGTTTCAAATCTTGCTGCTTATCGTAACCTTCCCGAAAATGTAGCGTACCGCCACACTGTACGCCCTGAGCTTGGTATGCTTGCTGGTGGCTTGTTGTCGCTTGCTGTTCCGGGTGTTGCGTCAGGTATTGTTGGTACGCTTTTCCCTGGCGCTGCGGCTACTTCAGCGGGCGCTGCGGCTGCGCTTGGCGGCGCTGGCGGTGGGCTAGGAACGCTAGGCACTACGGCTTTAACAGCAGGCGTAGGCGGTGCGTTAGGTGCCGGTCTTGCAGAAGCAACGGGCAGAGACCCGCTTACTGGCGCCCTTGGTGGTATGCTTGGTGGCGGGCTTGGCGCTGGTGCGCAGGGCGCTACGGCACTTAGCAGCTTAAGCGCAGCAGGGCCTTCTGTTATTGAGCAAGTGTTTAGCGACGAAGACTACCGCGAAGGTGGTGTAATTCCTGAGCAGCCGTACGATACTCGTCAGCCGCCGGTAGACCCTACAGACGCAAGCGGTGGAGGCGGCGGTGGAGGCGGAGCAACTACCACTACTACAGCCCCTGATGCCCCTTACGGCTCCATTCCAGAAGGCTTTCCAGGCTCTGGCAATCCGTTTACGCCCGCTGACTTTGAGTGGTTTATGAGTCATGGCGGCAAAGACAGCAACAACAACGGGCAGATTGATGCTGACGAGTATGCCGACTACAAAGAGCAAGAGGCAGCGGCACAGCAAACAGCACAAGTAGACCCAGAGCGTCCGTACCGCTACGAAGGCAATGGGCGTTTTGTTAACGTGCTTACGGGCGAAGTAATTAATCGTGACGTACCAGACACGTTTGTTGTTGGGGACTTTTACGGCCTGCCCACGGATCAAGAAGAGTTTGTTAATGTAAACGATTCTTCGGGTTTAGACATAACCGGACTTGAACCTTTAATTCCTACTGGTCCTACTGGTCCTAGTGAGCCTACTGAGCCTAGTGAGCCTACTGAGCCTACTGAGCCTACTGAGCCTACTGAGCCTACTGAGCCTAGTGAGCCTACTGGCCCTAGCGGCCCTAGTGGCCCTAGCGGCCCTAGCGGCCCTAGCGGCCCTAGTGGTCCTAGTGGCCCTAGTGGTCCTAGTGGCCCTAGCGGCCCTACTGGGCCTAGTGGCCCTAGCGGCCCTACTGGGCCTAGCGGGCCTAGCGGCCCTACTGGGCCTAGCGGGCCTAGCGGGCCTAGCGGGCCTAGTGAGCCTAGTGAGCCTAGTGAGCCTACTGAGCCTACTGGTCCTAGCGGGCCTACTGGGCCTACTGGTCCTAGTGGTCCTAGCGGGCCTAGCGGCCCTACTGGGCCTAGCGGGCCTAGCGGGCCTAGCGGGCCTAGCGGGCCTAGCGGGCCTAGCGGGCCTAGCGGGCCTACTGAGCCTACTGAGCCTACTGGTCCTAGCGGGCCTACTGGGCCTACTGGTCCTAGTGGTCCTAGCGGGCCTAGCGGGCCTAGCGGGCCTAGCGACGACGGTGATGGTGATGGCGACGGCGACGGCATT